AACGCGGCGTGGACGAAGTCGAACGCCAGCCTGCTGTCGAACCTCGCGCTCTACTCGCAGGATTTTGATAATGCGGGGTGGATTAAGACAAATGCGACGGTCACGGCTAACTCCTCTGCCGCGCCTGACAGCACGACAACTGGCGATACGCTGACCGAGTCTGCGATTACGGGCGTCCATTGCGTTTCGCGAACCAATACCTACACCGCCAATGCGTTCACGCTATCGGTGTACGCCAAGCAGTCCGTTGGCTCGCGCAATGTCGGCTTGCGTATGTGGGATGGCACTAATTCCTACGGATACGCCTTCAACCTGTCGTCTGGCACGGGGGTTGGAAACACCTCGGGTGATACAACGCCGAGCGCGTTTAGCATCACGTCGGTGGGCAATGGCTGGTACCGCATCACCATCTCGCAGACGCTACTGGCCGGTGCGGGTGACTACGTCATTTCGATGACCTCTGGGCAGGTACTAAACTACGCTGGTGATGGTACATCTGCCGTGTTGTTCTGGGGTGCCCAGTTGGTCGTCGGCTCCACGGCGCAGACCTACACGCGCTCGCTGGCGACGGCGGCCCCCGTGATGTTCAGCGACCCGCTCGGCGGGACGATGGCCGACAAGTCCGTTTCGGCAACAACGACCTCGCAACAGCGGTTCTCGTTTGACGACCAGTCCACGTTTACGGCCAGCACCTACACGCTCTCCGTGTACGCCAAGGCAGCCGAGTGGAACTTCATCGGCCTGACGCTGTTTGACACGGCGTATTACGGGGCCGTGTTCAGCCTGACGGATGGCACCACCTCGTTCGTGCAGTCAGGCACGACCACGACGGCGACCGCAGTTGGCAATGGGTGGTGGCGGCTCTCCATCACCGCGAACACGACAGGCACGTTGAGTCAGGCGTCTGACGTAAGCGGCTTCTGGCCGCGTCCAAGTGTGCCGACGGTCAATATCCAGCAGTCCATTACTGGCGATGGCGTCAGCGGCGTGTACCTCTTTGGCGCACAGTTGGAGCGGGCGTCCACGGCGTCGGCCTACCAGCGCATCACGGACTTCAGCAGCGACTTCCTCGCGGCCTTCCCGACCCACGCGCTGTATCAGGATTACAGCACGACCACGGGCGGTGCCAAGACCCCTGTGACCGCCCTCGGGCAGTCGGTTGCCTTCGTGGTGGACAAGCGGCTTGGCGGGTTGAGTGCGTTGGGCGCGGAGAAGGTGAGCAACGGCAACTTTGCCAACGGAACGACTGGGTGGTCGTGGACCTCCTCGACCATCGCGGTCAACAATGGCGAGTTGGAGATTTCATCAACGGCGTTGGGTGGCCGTGCCGAGCAGAGCCTCACGCTTGAAACTGGCAAGTGGTATCAGGTAACAGCGATTGTTCGCAATGGGAGTGCAACAACGGTCGGCATCTCGCTGGTGCGTGGACCAGCAGGAAGCTATGCCACACTTGGTGACCAGACCATAAGCGCGTATGGCACATTTGCCATCTCATTCCTTGCCTATGCAACGGGAACCGATGCGCTTGTGCAGGCCAAGGCTGGTTCGGCTGGCACCATTTTCGTAGACAACATCTCCGTCCGCGAAGTCCCCGGCAACCACGCCGTCCAAGCGACCTCGGCCTCGCGGCCCACGTTGCAGGCGCGGGCGAACCTGCTGACCTACAGCGAGCAGTTCGACAACGCCGCGTGGACAAAGACCAACGTCACGGTCACAGCAAACTCCGTGACTGCGCCAGATGGTACTACCACGGCAGATACAATTGCGGCGACGGCATCTGCGTCAACATCGCTTTCTCAAACCGCCACGTCCGTTGCGGCGACAGCTGTGACGTTCAGCTTCTACGGCAAGCAGGGTTCTGGGGCTACGGATGCCAATACGTTTGACATCTACAACGTTACCACCGCCTCCGACCTTGCCATCTTCACAGTCAACTGGACGACTGGTGTCGTAACCGTCACAAGTGGCTCCGCCACAACGACCAGCACGAACGCGGGTAATGGCTGGTGGCGCATCACGGCAACGGTGTCCAGCGGTATTACATCAGGCAATAATGTGCGCGTGTATACCGCCTTTGCTGGAGCCACGGAGACGGCTAGCGAGTACTGCTATCTGTGGGGCACACAACTTGAGGCTGGAACGACCGCCAGCACCTACCAGCGGGTGGTGACGGCGACGGACTACGCGGACGTGGGCCTGCCGCGCAACCTGCTGTTCGACGGCACGGACGACTCGCTGGCGACCGTGGGCAACGTGGACTTTGCGACGTGGACGGGGAGCGAGGCGCGGCGCAACCTGCTCACGATGCCGACGATGTTCGATGACGCGACGTGGGCCAAAAACCAGTCCTCGGTGACCGCCAACGCGACCACCGCTCCTGATGGTACTACGACTGCTGACAAGTTGGTCGAAGACAGCAGTACCAACGTTCACCGAACCTATCAGGTTGTCGCCACGTCAGCCGTTGCTGGTGTGTTCACCGTGTATGCAAAGGCCGACACGCGCAGTTGGATGTATATGCGTGTCGATATTCCCGGTCCTTCTGACCGCTCGGCGTGGTTTGATTTGACGAACGGAGTCGTCGGCACCGTGCAGTCTGGCGCAACGGCTTCTATCACCGCCGTTGGTAGCGGCTGGTATCGGTGCCAGCTTGCGGTGACATCTACGATTGCAGGCGCAAACAACGCGCTGATTGGCATCACAACCGCAGACAACACAATCTCCTATACTGGCAACGGCACCGGCAGCATCTACCTCTGGGGTGCCCAGTTGGAGACGGGCAGCACCGCGACCGCGTTCCAGAACGTCGGCGTGTCGGCGGTCACGGGCTTTTTCGGGGTCACGAAGAACAGCGACGCTACGGTCGGGGCCGTGACCGAGATTGGCGCATCGACCGACGCCAACTACGCCTCCCTGCTCAACGCCCCCCGTGGGGCCGCAACTGCCAACTACGGGGCCACGATGCGGTCCACGGCGCAAACCTTCGACGTGACATCGGCGTCGAGCTATGCCGCTCCGATTACGAACGTGGTCACGGCCGCGCTCAACTACAACGGCACAACGAACGCCACCCGTGGTCTGCTCCGCGTCAATACGAGCGAGGCTGGCGTGAGCTACGCCTCTGCGACGCCGGTTGGCACGTTCACGAACGCGCTGGTCTACGTCGGTCGTCGGTCCAACGGGACGGTGCCCTTCAACGGCCGCATCTTCCAGCTCATCGTGCGCGGGGCGGCGACGGATAGCGTGACCGTGACCAACGCCGAGCAGTATGTGGCCCAGAAGACCGGAGTGACTATCTAATGGCTGACGAAATCTTTCGGACCATCGTGGTCACCGCGGACGAGCAGTCCGAGGCGCAGGCGATTGCCGCCGAGTATCCGGGGGGCGAGGGGATGTTTACCACCGCCTGCTCCCCCACCGGCGATCTACCCGCCACGGACTACATCTCCAGCGGGCTGATGTCCGTGGACATCGTGGACGCGCTGGCTGCGGCGATCCCGACCGCTGATATTTCCGAGGAACCGCCCTTTGTCGCGTTGGACCGGCTGGGCCTTCAACTGGTAACCGCAAATGAGTAAGCCGACCCGCCAGACCCTCTGGCACCTTGCCGACGCCACCCTTGAGCTTCGCGCCGAGCCGGACCTCCCGCCGGGGATTGCGGGCCGCGTCTCCGGCGTGGCCCTGACCTATGAGGTCGTGGACTCATACGGGACGATGTTCGCCCGCAAGTGTGCCAAGCGGTCAATTGACGGACGGGTGGCCGCTCGCAAGGTACCCCTGTTGATGGATCACGAGCGCACCTCCAAGGCGCACGTCGGGGTGATTACCTCAATGACCGATGCCGGGGACGCGTTGGTGATGACCGCCGACGTGTTCGATACCGCCGAGGGACGGGCCGCGATGGAGTATGTCAAGGCCGTGCTTGCTTCGGGGGCCTCGACGGGGTTCTCGATTGGGTTCATCCCGCGATCCTCCGAGATGATTAACATCAACGGCAAGCCCGTGGAGCGGTTCACCGAGATTGAGTTGCGCGAAGTATCGATTACCCCGATGCCCGCCGTGCCGGGAGCCGAGGTAGCCTCGGCCAGAAACGAGGCATCATCCCCTGTCGAGGAGGCCGTGGCCGAGCGCACGGACACCGACCTTCTCACGCTGGCCGCTCGCGTCGCCTTGGATGCGCTTTCCGAGGCCGATCGCCACGCGGTGTTGTCCCGCTACCTCCCAGACACGCGCTCCGAGACGGCTTCCTCCGTCGCCCCCGTGGTGACCGAGACGCCCACCTCGACCGCATCGACGGCGCGGTATGCTACGTTGGAGGAGCGCACCGCCGCGGTGCGTTCGACCTTTACTCTCTGAATCAAGGAATACACACAATGAAGTCCCCGCTGGTTTCCAAGAATCGGGCCGCGAATGAGCTTCGCGAACAGGCCCACGCGCTTCGGGCGCAGCTGATGGACCCCTCGGTGCAGTTCTCGGCCGAGGAAGTGGAGAAGCGCACCGCCGACATCCGTGCCCTTGAGATGCGTGCCGCGAGTGCTGCCGAGTTCACCGGTGACGCCGAGGTGGCGCGTCAGGGTGGCGACGAGAACCTCGTCCGTATGGACGCTGGGGCCGATCGTGGCGAGTTCTCCGGGATGCAGGACGCGCAGGACGATGTGCGTCGTGAGCTGGTCAAGGGCTTCAAGAACGTCGGGGCGTATCTTCGCGCCGTCGCCAAGGGTCCGGCCAACGCCAAGGAAGCCGAGGCCCTGAAGCGTGTTGACCTGATGACCCGCACCATCACCGGCTCGACCAACGGCGGCGAGTACCTGCTCCCGCTGACGCAGGTGCCGGAGATC